AAGTCTGGGTAAAGGATGTTGCAGTCTCGCAAGACTCCTTCGAGATCTGATTCGAAGGCTTCTTTAACTCTATCTGGTGAAACTGGCTCACCTTCTTCGCCGGGATATTCTGGATCGCCTTCAATGACAAGGTGGCCAATACCAAAAGTAGGATAGCCAAGATGATCCAAATACACGTGGTACCGAACTCCTTCATCGATTTCTAGCTCTTCTCTTAGTTTATCTATATTCATTATTTACTCCAAAGTGAAAGGGGGGCGAACGTGCCCCCCTTATTTATTACTCCTGAAGAAGCTCTGTTGTGTCTGTCACAGTAATTTTATCATCGCCTAGTACTACTTTACGAGGCTTCTTCTCTTCCGGAACAATTCTTTCACATACTATAGTTAAGATTCCATCGACGAACGAGCCGTCGATAACTTCAACATATTCCGCAAGTGTAAAGGTCTTATGGAACCTACGGCCCCCAATCCCTTTGTGGATGTAATTCTTTTTACCTTCTTCCTCATCGGTCTTATGACCTTTGATGTGAAGGACATTTTCCTTGATCTCAACATCAAGCTCCTTTTTTGAAAATCCAGCTACTGCTACTTCAATAACAAAGCAATCATCACCTGTTCTAATTAAATTGTAAGGAGGATAACCTTCTTGAGCATTAGATGCAGAATTAAGACGTTCGAGAGTGTCAAACATCTTATCAAAGCCAATTGATGTACGAAAAAATGGGTCGGATAGACCTAGAATTGAATTTACCATTACATTACTCCTTTTTAGCAAGTATGTTTAAGTCACCCAACATGGCATGACTTTATATAATATAGTACTTTAACGTCTTGAAGTCAACGTTTTTTTCCTATGTTATATTTAGGTATAAGTTCCCATTGATCTTTGTCCTTAAAAGAAATAATTTTCGTTTGGCTTAGTGGTGCTGTAGGTTCTGCTGTAACTTCAGGATCCAAAATTTTGACCAATCCCCATTCCTCTAAAAGATTAACAATCGTATTTCGTCTTGCTAAATCTTCTTTGTCAAAATTAGTTGGCTTGCCATCAAGTGCAAACAGTTCCTTGAAATGCACAATGTAATATTTTTGCTGTTTATGGAGTATATGACAACTCTGGTATAGAGCTCTATTCTTTCTCGATGCTACCCCTATTCTGGTTAAAGTCTCTTTCACTTTTAAAAAATCTTCATCATTTTGCAGAGTCACTTCAACCATTGAATCAACTGACCCTATGTTCATTTTCCTTTCCTCTGAATAATTCATCCTTTATAATTCTTATTTGTTCAGAAGATAATATTGAAAGAGTTTGTTCGGCTTTTTTGTTAGAATATCCAAAATATAATTTAATCACCTCTAAATCATCATTATCCTCAGCTTTCACCCATTTTGCAAATCGCCTTTTGGGTCGCAGTGTATTTAGGAAATATTCATATTGGAGGATGTTGTCTATGTGATGATTCATGTTCATTTCATTGCTATGAAACAACGAATCTACGTGATATGATAATGCTTTGTTCGATAGATAAGGTTGATAACCACTTTCAGCTAACTCATCGTTTTCTGTGTCTCTCATCATATTTTTCTTGTTATATGATACACTAGTAACATAATCAAACGGTTTCATCATCTACCTCGTTAGCCATTTTTGCTAAACACTTTTCACATACTGATATCACATAATCTTCACCTTTGAGAACAATCCCTAAGGTCTTGTGTTCATCAAACATCTCAAGGCATTTATCACATTCCATCATTTTAAGATAACCTCGCTGTCTGTCTCTATATAAACTCTTGCCCCACAAGGCAAAGGTTTATCTGGTGAATAGATCACCTTGCAAGGTCCAAGTATCTCAACTTCATGAGCATAATCATTTCCTTTTGACGTCTTACAAGTTAAAACAGGTTCTCTTTCACCTGTCTTGTGGTTACGTCGAATAATGTGCATATTGACATGAATACGTTTCTTCATTTCCACTCTACCTCAGCCATAAGCTCGGTCATGCATGCAACAAAGTTTATCTCTTGATCTGCTACAAAAGCAGACTTGTATTGATAATCCGCCAACGTAAGTACAATCTGTGGAACACTCTTCTTCTCTGCATACTCAGATGCATTATCATAGATTCTTCTATAAAGCAGTGATGGTTCGTTATCTACGTTCTGAGCAACCCACTTTCTCATTTCCGTAAAATTTTTCGTTTTAAGGAAACCAACCAACGTTTTAAAACTACTATCGGATACATTAGCAAGGATCCCACTATCAATGTGACCAGAAACAGAGTACCGCTGAAGCTCATTTATTACCCTCCGCCAATCAGAGAAATGCTTCATTATAAACTCAGCAATAACTCTTTCGTTGAATGTTACATTATGTTCTAGTAAGATATTTATGCAACGTTGCATGAACATCTGAGCGAGTGCTGGTTTTTCACTCTTAGGCAGCTTAAAGTCGATCACACTACATCTTGATAAAAGAGGTTCAATAATTCTGTTCTTAAAGTTGCAAGTCATTATGAACCCACAGTTCTTACTGAACTCTTCCATAAAGTTTCTTAGTGCTGGTTGTGTGCTTTGAGGATTAAGATAGTCAGCTTCATCTAGGATCACATACTTTCTACCACCAGAGAATGAAACAGATGAAGCAAACTGTTTGATATCATTCCTTAGTGTATCAATATTACCTGACAAGCTGCCATTAACAACAATATAATCAGAACCAAGCTCCTCAAGCATTGCTTTAGCTACAGTTGTTTTACCAACACCTGGTCCTCCAGCAAGAACAAGGTTTGGTACGTTTTCATCATTTACAAAAGCCTGGAAGGTTTTCTTCAGTTCAGCCGGAAGTATGCAATCAGCAATCTTCTTCGGCCGATATGCCTCCACCCACAAAAAGTCTTCTAGCATTATACAAACTCGGAGTTTTGTTCTACTGCAATCCAATAAGTTAGTTTAGGACCATCATCATTCAAGGATGTAAACTTTGAAATGCCTTTCTCTGTAATCTTTAGATTATAATTAGCAGGAAGCATTTTCAAGTTTTCTGTCTTGAACGTGAACGTGAATGTGTGATCAGTAGTATTATTACCAAGCACTTGTGTATACTTATCAGAAGTAGGATTTTCTCTATCCATAGCTTCTAGCGAGATATCGTCGGCACCAGTAATACAAATCTGAGGTAACTGCATAATTGTAGCAGCTCTCATTACTGCTTGGAACTGCTCATTAGTAATATTGATATCAACATCAGTAGTAGGCAAATCAATATCTTCTTGAGATGGCTTCACAATCATATCCGGACTGCAGAAAGTATATGCAACACTTTTATGATTATCTCGGATATCCATATGAGTTTCGTTAAACGTATAAGCAGGTGATTCAAACATACTCACAACACCAAGAAACCTACTCAAGTCATATATAGCACCTTCAGATGGAAACTCATCAGAGATTGTAGCACTTGCCATAATGCTCTTCTGAGGTGAAATTGTAGTCAGCTTTTTACCTGGCTTGAATACAATTGAAGGATTTATCTGTGCAAAGTTCTTCAACACTGTCACAGTATCATTACTAAAGTTCATTATATAAACAACCTTTCCATTATTTCACTAAGGACTTCACTATTGTGTTTGTGGGTCATATGACCTGAGTGCACCATATCACGACCCCAATCCTTATCATTAATTCTGTGCACATAATTCATACTTAATTGGTTGTGTACTTTATCGTCAGTCTCCTCCTCAATCGAATAAAATTTTGCACCAACTTCATGACACAACCACTTTATAGCATCAATACATTTGTAGTATCTATTGTATGATGCTGCTGTATGGAAATGCCATCGTACATCAGGGACTCTTTCTTCCCCACGTAGCTTCGTTCTACCTAACTTGTTGATTGTAATACTACCCCACTCATCTTGCATATAGTCCCATACTTCAGCTCGAGTGAATGGCCATGGATAAGATGATACAACAATGTCTGGTTTGATTTCTTCTATGTATCTTTTCAGATACCGATATTGTGACTCAATACCTTTACCAGGCATACCCATGTTTATGTATCTCATATCTCTGGTAGCTTTACAATTGTGATGAGCTATATGTGTCCAAGAGTTTTCGATATCAACACCAACACCCATCACATGACTGTCTCCTAAGTATACTGCTCCTCCGGTTTCAGTCAACATGTTTTCTAAAGACCCATCGTGTCTAAACCCTTGAGCATTCAGATAGTAAGTGTTTTGCTTAGGACCCTCGTTTCGATAACACTTGCCAATCTCATCCCACACTTCTTCTTCCATGGGGA